GATTCCAGGAGCACCTTGCGGGCGGTATGGGTGGCCCCCGCGAAGGTGGCGGCGTCGGTGGCCGATAGCACCGAGCACCGGCGCCACCGCTCCCGCTCCCCGATCTCGGCGGTGAGTGCCTCCTGGGCCTTGGTCGTGGTCTGATACTCGGCGCCCCCTTCCCACGCTAGCTTGACGGTCCCCGCCTCGGTGCGTCTCACTCGGCGCCCGTCTGCCACCACCTCGGCGTGGGCATCCTTCACCCCTCCCGCCCACAGGGAAGCACCGCCCCGGATCCCCTTCCCCCACAGGGCAAGCGCTACCCCCTCCACGATGGACGACTTCCCCGCCCCGTTGGGGCCCGTCACCAGGACGATCCCCCGCGGGGGAAGAGCAAGCCGAAGATCCCGGTGAACCGTCACCCCGTGGATCGCTATCTCGGAGATCTCCATTAATCGCCCCCCTGGACGTAGGACCAGACGTGGTGCTGGACCAGCCGCTCGGCTTCGGTGGTGTCCACTCCCATGGTCTTGGCGCGCGAGCATAAGTTGGCCATGGCGATGGCCATGGTCTCGGCGTGCTGGCGTAGTTCCTCGTACTCCCGGACCACCGGCATCAATCCGGCGCTCGTGGCCAAGTGGCGGCGGGCAATCTCCGCCTCCACTCGGTGAAGATACGCCACGTGGCGGGGCATCCCATCGGGGCGATCCGCCGATGCCTTGTAGGCTTCGGCGATGTCCTCCACTGCGAGACCGAACGGCGTGGGCTTTGAATCGGGATGCTCCATACTCTCCATGCTATCCCCTTGCGCGTTGGAGGGCTTCTCCTACGCGGGCGCACACTCTTTCTGGATCGATGTCGCCCAACGCAAGCGCGGCGACGTACTCTCGCACCGCAGCGCGTAGATCGTGGGCGGACTGCTCCAGGTCGGGGCTAGGCTTCTCCGCCTCACCGGAGCGGGTAGCGTCGGCGGGCACTACCTCCACCCAGCAATCGCTTCCCATCCCTTCCACGCCTTCCAATGCTGCGGAAGTGGTGGGGATGTTCTCCGGGCTCACTTGGACCCGGACATAGAGCGGACACCCGCGAGACCTTCCCACCTCGATGGCCGCCACCGCTTCCGTGACGTTAGACGCTCGCACGTAGCGGGGACCGGTCAACGTGTACGTCCCCCACCGCTCGGTCAACGGACGCGAACTGTCCCACGTGACCACGTGGCCGTACGGGTCCGCGTCGGTTCCCAGGGTGTCCACCGTGGACACGTTGCTCCACCCAGTGGGGACAAGCGCCCCGCACTGCCAGACCTTCACCCCCTCGGCGTCCCAGTGTTGGTGGCCGTGCCAGTTGCCCACCACCACCCCGTCCACTCCATGCTCGATGCACTGGGGAACAAGGTGATCTAGGCGCACGCTGTCCGGTTGCCCACGTAGCCACGGCGGGGTGCGGTCGTCTTCCACGCCAAGGTGGACGCAGGCAATCGTGGGAAGGGGCGGGGCAGTGCTCGCGGTGGCGAGAGCTTGCGTCACGTACTCGCGCCCGGTCATGCGGGGCTCGAACGGAAACAAACGCAACGCCACCTCGGAGCCGGGACGCCACACGGACAAGGGGTCCTCGACGACTTGAGGCGCTCGGGTGTAGACGGCCCCCGGTAACGGCTTCATCGAAGCCATGGCGTGGTGGTCCGTCTCCGTGCTCCCTTGGTCGTGATTCCCCACGAGGAGATACGACTTGAGCGGGCGCTGGAGATCGGGAGAAGAGAGCAACGCCTCGCGCACTCCCTGGACGATGGACGGGGAGGGGCGGGGGTTGTCGAACAAGTCCCCCACCACCACCAGATCGGCCCCTGCCTCGTCTGCTCTTTCACGTGCTCGGGTGAGCACGTCCAACGTCTGGCGGGCTCGCAAGTTTCGGCCGCCCTTGAGTGGACCACCAAGACGCGAGTGATTCGCAACATGGACATCGGCTACGAAATGAACAGACACACTCACAAGACTAGCCGCCCCTTCAACTCTTCCACAAGATCGGGCCGCTCCCGTGCTAGCTCGATGAACCGCGGGACGCCTTGCGCCTTCACATCACCATCGAAGTCTAGCCACGCGCCGCGCTTGTTCACGATGCCCCGTTCAATCGCCAACTCCACCACCTCGGCAACCGAATCGATCCCTTGTCCATAGCGGATCTGGAACATCGCCTCTTGGTACGGCGGGGCGCACTTGTTCTTCACCAGCTTGGCCCGCGTCTCGTTGGCCACGGTCGCGTCTCCCTCTTGCACTCGCGCGCGTCGTCGAATGTCCACGCGCATGGATGAGAAGAACTTGAGGGCGTTTCCCCCTGGGGTGGTCTCGGGACTTCCGAACATGACCCCGATCTTCATGCGTAGCTGATTGATGAACACCACGAGGGTGTTGGTGCGAGCGGCAACCGCTGTCATCTTCCGGAGCGCTTGACCAAGTAGCCGCGCTTGTCTGCCAACGTGAGAGTCTCCCACGTCCCCCTCGATCTCCGCCTTCGGGGTGAGTGCCGCCACCGAGTCCACCACCACGCAACCCACGTCGCCGCCCTCGATGGCCACCACCACGGCGTCGAGCGCCTCTTCCCCGGTGGTGGGCTGGACCACCAGCAAGCGCTCCAGGTCCACACCCAACGCGGACGCATACTGGGGATCCATGGCGTGCTCGGCATCGACTAGCAGAGCAGTGTCTCCCGCCCGGTGACACGAGGCGATGGTGTGGAGGGCGAGCGTAGTCTTGCCCGATGCTTCGGGCCCGTAGATCTCGACGATGCGACCGCGTGGGAACCCACCGATCCCCGTCGCACGATCCAGACCGAACGAGCCCGTGGAATAGACCTCGTAATCGCGGCGGGTGTCTTCCCCCACGGTCACGATCTCCGTGCCGAACTTGGCACGGAGTCGATCCACGGCGCTCGTCTTCTCCGGTGTTTTCTTCTTTGCCTTCCCCATCAGAACGCGAAATCGTCGTCGCTGTTGTAGGGGGTGTTGGGGCTAGCGGGGAGAGACGCCGCGGGAGGGGCGGAGCGGGGAGCCCCTGGGCTCGGTGCTTCGCCTGCCATCTTCTGCCGGACTAGCTCCACGTCAGGCGCCACGCGATAGGCGAGCAAGTCTTCCTGCTGAGCCATCCAGGCGTTGATCTGCTCGGGGGTTCCAAGCGGGGAGGGTTGGCGCGCTCCCACGATGGTGTAACTGGTTCCCATCTTCCCTTTGCCGGTCACGGTCTTGGTGAGGATGATGTCGTAACCGTTGATCGGGTCGATGGCATCCACCCCAGCCGAGCCCGACATCGCGGCGACGAGCTTCTCGAACATGGTCATCCCTTTGGGCTTCCCCATCGGCGTGGACAGTTCCCAGATCTTCGGACCCGCGGCCTCCTGGCCACGCACGATCACGTTGACCAGCCGCTTCGGCTTGGCGGCCATGTCCCAGCCTAGATCGCGGTCTCCCTCGTCCGCGGACGCTCGGAGAATGTCGCTCTCTTCACAGATCGGACAAGGCCCCGCGCCGAGCTTCTTGGGGCATTGCGTGGACACGTAGCCGTCGCCGCCTGGGCGCGCGTAGAAGTGCTTTGGCACGGGCACGAACGGCGTGGGCTCCAGTCCCACGGACGCGAACTTGGAGGCCATGTCGGCGCTCATGGGGACGATGCGAAGGATGTTCTCTCCCGGCTCTGCTTTGAAGAACGGGGAGTCGTCCGACTTCGGCGGGGCGATGGGGGCGGACGGATCAAACGTGATGTACTTGGCGATCTGTGTCATTCGTTCACTCTCACTTCCAGGTGTTTCAGTTCGGTGCGCCTGTCGGCGCCAAGGGAAATCAACATGGAGGCTTTGACCTCCAGGGCTTGTAGCACGGCTCCGATTCGATCTCTCTCGTGTTGCGCCACGGAGAGCCGCTCTTGTGCTTCCACCACTTCGGGATCTTGCTCGGTGACGGACTCCACCAGCTTCTCGGTGGGCCGCTGCTTTGTCATGCCCGCGGTGTAGACTCCCCACCGCTCGTCGTGGGCACGTTGCCACACTCTCGCCCTCACGCCCTTGAGCGCGTCCTTGGCTTGGTGGGCGGCATAGACCGCGTCCGCGTGGCGGGTTGCCCAGAATGCCACGTATCCGGGGAGGGTGGTGTACTCGTGCCCCAGCCGTGTGGGATCGATCTCGGTTTCGGGATGGGCTCCGGGTTCGCTTGCGTTCGGGATCGTCATGCTCTAACTCCTTGCGCGATCTTCCAAGAATCGATCGCTTCCATCTCGCCCCAGTTGGGGCCTACCTCTACGTCCACTTCCAGGGGGATCGCTCCCGACTCCCAGCCGGTCATGATGCCCCGCGCAAGATCGACGAACTCGTCCAAGTCATCCCGCGCCACTTCGGCGAGGATAGAGTCGTGGACGGTCATGGACACCCGAGCGTCGATCCCACTGTCCACCACCGCGCGGACGATATGCACCAGCGAGGCCACACAAAACTCGGAGCCGGTACCCTGGACGGGTGAGTTGTAGGATTGGCGCTCGGCGTGTCCCTTGGTCTCGTCGGCGGGGTGCGTGATGTCGGGGACGGGGCGCCGCCTTGCGGGCCCCCCACCCCACCACGTGGAGCAGTGGCCGTCCTGGACGGCTCGCCTCTGGGTGTCCTTGATCCACCGCTTCAAGTCGGGGTAGCGCCCCATGACCACCTCTTGCGCTCGCTCGGCTTCGGCGTCCGTGAGTCCCGTCATGGTGGCGAGCGCCGCGGAGCCTTGGCCGTAGAGCGTCCCGAACACGATCCCCTTGCACACTTTCCGGCGGCGTGTCTGCTCGTCTGGGTCGGCGGCGGCGAACTCGGAACCGAAGAGCACGGGGGAGAGTGCCTCGGCGGTCTCCCGGTGCGGGTCTCCCTG